CAGTAGAAAAGGTTGTAGAAGAACAACCTAAACAAAGTTCAATAGCAGTAGAAAAGGTTGTAGAAGAACAACCTAAACAAAGTTCAATAGCAGTAGAAAAAGCTATTGAGGAGGAAAAAACACCAATTTATCCTCCAAAAGAAACAAAACCTGAAATTCCAATTTCAGATATTAAAAAAACTGAAACGGATACGAAAAAAGAAGAAAATGTTGAAAAAACGCAAAATGATAAAGACTTAAATTCTTTATCAGAAGAGATGAAAAAAGGTTTCGAGTCCGTTTTAAGTGCAATTCAAGGAATTTCAAAAACAACTTCACAACAACCTCAAAAAGAGGAACAAAAGCAAGAAGAATCGAAACAAGAACCAGAATCAAGACAATCCGCAGATACTCAAAACAAATCGAAAACCCCTCAAAAAAATTATATAGAAGAATATAGGCAAAGTCTTAGATCAAATGTTCCAATAGATGGATTTGTTGGAATTAAAGGTCTTCATCTTAAAGCCAACAACATTGGATCGTTTGTCTAAATATTTTTAGTGAAAAATTTGTTTAAATTTCAAGTTACAGCAGATTGTAGCAATCCATCAGGTTCTCCAAAAATTGTTCCATCTGGAGGAGGATTGTCGGATTCATTATCCAGAAATTTTCTCAAAATGGACTCTATAACAGGAGATTCCAGTGGTCTTATAGACGTTGTAAATGGATTTTACTGGACAAATTCTCAACTAAGCAGTAGGCAAGATATTCCTGCTGTAATGTTGAAAGAAAAAAGGCTTAAAACGAATTCAATTATAGCTCAACTTGCATATTATAGCGCAATTGCAAGTGAAAAAGGTGGTCAAGCATCAGGGAGAATTGCTAATTTATTTTCAAGTTCTGCTGGATCTGGAGGAATTAGCGGTCTTTTAAGTGGTGTAGCGGGGAGAGCATTTGCTGGAATTGGTCAAAAACTTGTTGGAGCCGCATCGAGTTTCGGAAAGGGGTTCTCCAGTTCTGGAATTCTGCAAGCAATAACAGGAAAAAATGCAGAAGGAGTTATAGGCGCATTGACTTCGGAATTAGCTTCATCCGATGTTCTTGCTCCATATGAAGGCTTATATATGACAGAAGATACGAAGTTTGTATATAGAATGCCTTATTTCTCCAATGCTGCACATGCTGTCCGAAATACATTTGCAAGTGATGATAAGGTGATGTCAGGAACGATGGGATTAGGTGCTCTTGTATCGGCTGGAGCAAAGACAGCAGAACAATTGGCTTACGGTCTATCGACTTCTATGAATTTCATGGAGCCAGGCATTTATATTGAGAAACCTCAATTTTATTCTTTTGCCGCTGGTGGTGACACAGTAGCATTCAGTTTTCCTCTGATTAATACAGGTTGGGCCACATTTGAAGATGTACAAAGAAATTGGCAACTCATTTATATGCTTGTTTATCAAAATAGGCCAAATAGAAAAAGCAGAGACTTGATCGAACCACCTTGTTTATATGAGGTCATGATACCTGGCATCAAATACATGCCGTATGCATTTATTACATCCCTTGGAGTTAATTTTATGGGTTCAAGAAGAAGTTATTATGTCAATGTTCCAAATTCCACAGGAGGATCTTCTAGAATACAGACAATAATTCCAGATGCATATATGGTAAACATAGAGCTTAAAGGTCTTATTGCGGAAAGTAGAAACTTTCTTTATCATATGTTATTTGAGAAACAAAGCAAAGTAAATGTTTTGGAAAGTTCTGGTACTGGAATTGTTGATAATTTCCTCAACGGGCTTAGAAACGAATTGAACAATGGTAAATCGTTATCTGATGCTTCGCAAAGGGTAAACAACCAAACTCAAGTAAGAAAATGATTACTTCATATACAGATGGATTATCGGCAATCGGAGACTATCAAAAAGACATTTTGAGTCTATCGAGACTAAGTGATTTTCAATATGAGAATTTCTTTAAAATGTATTTGACCGAGGATTCTCAATATTTTTACAATTTACTATCCTTCACTGTATATGTACTTGACGAAATGGATCCATCCACTTATTATGAAATAAGAATGGATAGACCCATGCCTTGGACTGCTATTAGTTATAACGAATATAGAAACATAGATTTATGGTGGCTTATTATGGTCATTAATAAAATATACAACCCTATGGAATTTCCACAAGCTGGAACAAAATTAAAAATACTATACCCTCAATTTGTAAGAGCGGTATTAACAAAATTAAAAAATGAGCTTTAAGAGTGTCATATCAAATTTTATAAGAGGAGATGAAGGTGGATCTTCTGGAAATGTTGTTCAAATTGGAGATAACAATTATATTTTTGACGTGTATCTTCATAACGGAGAAACTAAAATGGGTATCACATATGCAACCATTGAAGAATTAAAAATAGTTGACGACTTAAGGTATTTCTTTTCATATGGATATATGGTATTCAATGATAGTCAAGATACGATAGAAAGCTTTGAAGGTGTAGATGGTACAAGTAAAGTAAAACCTTATAGTTTTCGTGGAGATGGAAGAGACTATCTTCAAGTTGAAATCATGCCTCAAATTAAACAAGACGATACTTGCGTTAACAATGTATCGGAAATGGATAGAGAAGAATTTTGTCTCAAATATACCTTTTCGATTTATAAAATAGAAGAAGAAATGATGGAAGACAAGGGAGTAAAATATAAGAGGTTATATTTTTGGGATGCTGATTATCAAATTTTAAATGAAATTGATTCACATTTTAGTAGTTCAGAAGTTCCATTAAAAGATACCGCGACAAATACGACTCAAACAGGAGAGGTTGGAAGTTCAACTCTTTCAACAAAAACAACAGCTGAAAAGAAGGTAAAAAATACGGATGATTTTAAAAGATATACTGGAGATATCATCAAAGCACTTTTGGATAAAAGTCTGAATAAAATCACAAAAACGAGTTTATTCAAGGCATCTAGTGAATGGGATAAAGGCGGTACTCTTTTGGAATACCACACGAATGCTGGATACAAGGCAATCGATGATTTGGAATATCTGCTACAATACCATGTTAGTGACAAATCATATGATTATGTGCCATGTGTTCTTAAAAAAACAAGATATAAGGAAGAATATACATTGATTCCAATAACAGTTTATCTGCAAAATACAACATTCAAGGGAAGTGGGGGAGTGTTGGGTGGAATTACATCTGGTTTGGCTTCTCTTGTTGGGCTTGGGGGTGGAAGAAGTCTTAGTGAAGATTTTTACATTGGAAAACAAGATTCCGAAGGTTCTGGTATAGGAAGTATATTGAACTTTGGTTCCCCAAACTCCCAAAATTCATTTAATGCTATTAATTACAATATTATAGAAAATTATTCATTTTTGAAAGCCGATGCAGATATTGTTCAAAAAGATATATCTACACATTTCGTTCATTCATATGATCCAAATGGATTTTTTACTTGTTCGATAAAATCAAATAATTTTAAAAATTCCACAAAATCAATTTACAATGATAATGTTAAGAATTTATCAAATTCCCCGAATTCTCAAATGTATGATATTCTCCCAAAAAATCAATTAAGAGAAGATAATAAAAACGTTCAACATGTTTATACTTCGGGGCTTGGAATAGGACAGCAATTTCAAAAATTAAACTTTGGAAGAAACAAGGCTCTAATGGCATCTATATTTAAAAACAGTGCCATATATTTTAGAGTTAAGGGGCTGACGAGAAGAAAATCTGGAACATTTTTCAATATAAATAGAAGAGATAATCAGTTGGCAAACGAGCACGATAAAAATCTTTTGGGTAAATATTTCACAACAATGGTTATTCACGAATTTAAAAGAGGAATGTATTATAATCACATGTATGGTACAAAATCAACTTCTTCGGAAAAACAAAATTTCGCTCCAATGGTTTAATTATGAATACAATTGACGGAAATATACTTTACCAAGCAATCGATCCTTTAACGAAAACAGTTTCCCCCGAATTCTACAAACAATTTGAGAGTGTTGGAGAGGAAACTTTGAATCTTATCATAGAACTTAAAACTGTGATGACATCCAATATAACAAGAAGAAATGAAAATATCGCAAATTTCTTTAGAAAATTAGATGGTCAATTACCATCTCTTCCAACTCCGTTTCAAGATTGGTTTAAAAAATTTTATAAAAATCGTCTTTCATCTGAGGCAAAGGCATTGGTTCTAGAACAAGGGCCATTGAAATCGCTTGATAAGAATTATGCATTCGATTGTATGAACGGTGTCGTAAATGCATTAAATTGGTATACTCCAAACAGCCTTCCTCCAGTCGGAACCTTGAATCAAAAAGTTCCATGTAACATGGGAACATTACCAAAAAATGTGAATAGTGCTGATCTCGCACTATATGCATCAAAAATGGCAAGAATAAGAATATGTAAAGATAGATCAATTGGTCCCGTTATACCAAAGGTAGCCGCTCCAACAGCTTCACATGGTCAACCACTTGTTGGTGATTACGAGTTTCCAAAAAGAATGGGAAAAATTGCAACAGAATACATGAGCAAAGTCCAGAAGTTGATGGGAGATAATGCGAAATATGTCATGGATAATTTTAGATTTAAACCAGCAACAAATAATGTTCAAACTGGTGCTCCAAGTATTAAAATCCCGACGAAGGTTGGTGATAGTGTTGTAAATTCAACTCTTTATGGTCCAACTGTTAAGAATCCTATTGCGGGAAACCCTTTCCTTCCGAAGATACAGGAGTGATAACTTCAGCATCTACAATATCGCCGTTATCTTTGAGAAGCTTAAAAATTTCATCTCTTGTCATTCGCATTCCAACTGGAGCATCGGATATTTCTTCCAATTGTTGCTTTTTACTCTGAATATCCATTTCCTTTATTTCTTTGGTTGTATTGATCTTCATTTTAGTAATTTGAATATCCTTTAAAATATTCATTGCAGTTGATACGCCCTTGAAGATTTCTGCCAACGATTCAACCTCATCAGATTGTGGATTTAGCATGACCGTTTGCTTTATTTCATGTATAGCATCAATTCCAGCTTCAACCAATTCTTTTGAATTTCTTAGAATAAAATCTTCCAAATCGTCACTATGATTCATTTTGTTTTCTTTCACTTTTGCACTGATTACTCCAACCGATTGTTTCAACTTATCTGTTAAATCATTTGAACCCAAGAATCCAGAGAGAGGAG